GTTATTCCCTGAATGACTGAAATATCCCCAGAATTGGTCAAGTCCCTAATTGACATATTAAACCTCAACCTACTTTCAGCAGGAAATTGCCCGTGCCTCAATGCATAGTTAACAGTTACATTCCAACGGGTTGGTGCTGATGGAGCGACGAAGGTGCTTGATGAAGGAACCCAATAACCGGGTCGGTCGTAGTAACTGCCCGTTTCATCTTGAAACCGCATCGTGAGGTTTTGGTTAAGGGTCCCACTTACATTACCCGTACTACCCACAAAAATCGCAGACCCTGATAAGTTGAGGGACACATCTCCAGCAGCGTAAGGAATGACCAACTTACCGAACCGCTCCGAGTTGAAAAACTCCGAGGTGTAGCGATAGCCTGCCTGTGCGAAGATGAGGTCCACCATCTTCTTGACATAAATGCTCGGGGTCATCTTGTAGAACGGCACGGCAAACCATCCCTGCGTAACCACGTCCGTGTAGCCGTAGGAATCCACCAAGCCGTAAACGTAACCGCTCGCACCCGATGCGGTCCAAGTCGCAGAAACATGGGCCGATGTAAGCGTGTGGTTCATGCCGGTAACGCCGGCAGTTGTCGCAAGGAGGTTGCCCTCAATAGACTTGAACAGGCTTACGTCGTCCGAGAACAAGCCAACCTCGTAGGTAACCTCGCCCCGAATCTTGGACATGGAAATCAGTTGCAGGACCCCGCTGAACACTTGAACCCCATCCTCCCACATGGCAGCACGAATCTTCTTGTTCGGCTGGAATCCACCCACGAAGGACTGGATGTTGTAAGCATAGCCAAAGCAGGCCCTGTTGGTTGGCGTGTTTGGTAGGGTTATCGTCTTGGAGAAAGACCCTCTTCGCTTGGTGATGTCGGCAATATCCTCGACCGAAAACGTGAGGGCGATGTCAATCTCGCCCATGGTGTCAAGGACGTAGGGAACCTCTGCGTTTGAATCGTTGAGAGAGTAGGCGATGAGGGTTACGCTCATAGGATGTTGTTCTTGTAGGCGACTGCAACCTCGACCTGCAACTGGGTAAGTCGGTCGTTCCTTCGGGTCGTGAATTGGTAAGTGTTGGCGTTCACAATTGCCTCAACGAGTTGCCCATCCAGTTCAAGCCATACCTGCCCGGATCGGATCATCTCAATCAGCCAAGCGGATTCTGCATCCGTCAGCCAATCCGAGTTGAGTGCGTAAACGTAGTCGAACTCCCCAGCCCAGACTTTGTCGTAGGTGGTGGTCGCATAAACGTCCGAGTTGTACCCGAACGTCTGCCTGCTTATGTTGGCCCGCTTGCGGTTCTTGAGGGTGAAGGTATAGGAATCAATGCCTCCGTATTTGTTTTGAAAATGGACAGGGATGGAGTTGAACCGCTGACATTGCCCGATGACGTACCTCTGACGAATCGTGATGTTTGTACTCTTTTGGAAGTAAACGTCGTAGAAGTCCCCGGCATTGCCTTGGAACAGGTAATCTCCGGGGTTCCCGTCCACGCATTGTCCCGAAGTGAGGGCTTTGAGGTTCATCGGCCCGACCCCGAAGCGGATGACATTTGACCCGGATACACTTGACGCAGAAACCTCGAACTGCCTTGCATAGGTCGCTCCTGTTGCACTCCAATATTGAATGTAAGCCTTCTCGACTCCGTAGTTGAACTGACCGATGGAAAGCCATCCGTAGCCGTCCGCATAGACCGTGCGAGTCGTCGGGGTTGTCAGCATCCGGGTCGTGTCGTTAACGATAGCACCGCTTGGGAAGTAAAGGGTGCTACTCCAAGTCGCAAGTTCTAACTGCTCCAAGTTTCCTGCGAAGGAAACATTCCCCGACACGGTGGTAACGGTTCCTGTCTGCACGGCAGGCGTGTTCCCGTATTCCTCCATAAAGTCGAGCCTGTACCCCGAATAATACCCAGCATGGTCAACAAAGCCCGTTTGGGTTAGGGATGGCTTAGTCGGTGCAATCAGGGTTTCAACGACCTTGGCAACGTCAAAGAACCCGAAATTGGTTGTCGGTAACTTGTCGCACTTGAGCCGGGCAAGGGTGGTCCCTGCTGGGTTCTTGACATCGCAGACGTAGCGGTAGTTTGGTTGAGCAATCAGCGAACCGCTGACTTTGAAGAGCATCTTGTTGTAAACGGGGGTTGCCACTTGGGGCGACCCTGAAAGGACGGTTGTTGCCATTTTATAGTTTGGTTGCTACGCTTATGGATTTTCCAAGAGTTTCAGCGATTGTGTTCACCAAAACGTCTATCGCTTCGGGGGATAGGGCGTTGCTCATAAACTTGGTTCCCTCGACACCTCGCTCACGGATAGCAAAGGCCATTGTCCTTCCAAGGACTAAACCCTGCTCCTGCTTGGTCCGCATCCGCTTGAGTTTGCGTGAATAGGTTGGGGTTACTGCAATCTCCTTATTTGCAATCCAGTCCGCTATGGCTTGGGGTGGTGGAATCTTGTTGCCGTACCGAAACTTAGAGTCCCTTGCGGATATGTAACTTGACGACCTTCCGTGAACACCTTGGTCCACGTACTTCCAATAGGGGTTGGCCATGATAGCCACGACGATTTGCTTTGCGGATAGTTCGATGTCTTCGGGGGCAATGGATGCCGATAGCGTTCCCCCTGCGTTTGCGTTCGCTGCTTCAAGGTTCTTCTTCGCAAGTTCGATGACCCGTTCAATCCACTTGACCAGCACGTCGTGGGTTGGCGACTTGCCTCCACCCTTGGGGCCGAGGACTGAACCAATCCCCTCCAAAGCGGTTTGGTCGATGCCTTTCATCGAACCGCTGCCGAACTTACCTACGGGTTGGCCATTCGCAAGTATGGTTGTTTCCATACGGGTAAATGTCCCCCGTGCTGGATAGTGTCTATCTGCGTCTTGCTCGCTCCGCTTCCATTCTCTCCGCTTCCAAGATATCGTGAATCAGCAGGGCGTAGTTCAAGAACTCCACCGCCTTCATTGCGAAGATGGCATCGAATTTCAGTACGTCCTTGTTTGCCATCCTCCACACCACCATCAGCCAACCGTACCCTGCGAGAGGGCTTACGTCAGCCCCTCGGCCTTCGTCATCAGGTGCTTGGAATAGTCGCTCAAAACTTTCAAGTAGGATTCTGAACTTAGCAAAAAAAAACTGACAACCCCCCAAACGTCCCCGACCTTGGCGTGCTTCTTCATTAGTTCGGCTCGCTCGGCATGGGCAGCCCCGTCGTACTTTTTCGGAAATAATCCGAATAGACCGCCATCCCTGCACAAGGTCGCCATGATTCGGTGGAGGTTCTGCAACAACTGCTTCTCGTCCGTGGTGTTTGCGTCCATGAGTTCTATCAACTGCCCAGCGGTCAACTCGTCCGTGAACACGGTAGGAATCCACCACTTGCCCCCGGCTTTGAACTTTCGCTTATACCCAAGGGCAGGCAATGCGTTCCACTCGCTGATAATAGCCTTGTAACGCTTTAGGACGCTCTTGGCGGGCATTTCTCTCACGAACGATATATCCACCCCCTCAACGATTGCAACGACCCCTGCTCGCTTGTCGTAGTCGCCAAGGACGCTGCTGAACTCAATGGCTCCGATGCGTTGGAACTGGTCAATCGTTAGGTCTTGGAGTTTCATAGTTTCAGGAAGGTTTTGTAGGACGATGCCGACGATGCCGATGCAAGGTACTGGCTGAACTCCTTATCAGCCTTGCGTTCTTTCTCTGAGTAATACCAAGGGATGTGCCTCGCTGACTCAAGCAACGAAACCCCACCGATGAAGTACTCCTGCCGATTGTAAACGGCAAAGGTCGTGTCGATAGGAACATCAACCCTTGCTGCCATGATGACCCTTGAGTTACGCTGACGAGTCGCTTCGTAGTTGTTCACGTGGGTATAGTACGACGACCTTGGAGGCACATCATCCCATCGGAGCGACAGGCCGACCTTGCCTGCTTGGGGGAATTGTTGCAACCACTCCAAGCACATGGGAATCGTCCGCTTGCTGGTCTTGTAAAGGTCAAGGTCCGGGTCTGTAACCGCATAGAACGGCTCTCCCAGTTGTTGCACCAAGCCCGAAGTCCATGGGGCTTGATGGCCCAAGTTCTCGTCAAGCATCACGACCTTGCAGGGGGTGGTGGCGTACCACTCCAGCAAAGGTTCGTAGCTTGAACCGTTGTCAACGATGTAGATGTCCCCAATCCCCTCCCACTTGCTCAAGTCCCTGACCATGGCCTTGGGCCATGTCAGCAGGTTGCGGTTGTTGATGATGACGGGGATGCCCATGGCTCCAATACGCTGGAACTGGTTGATGGTCAGGTCTTGGAGTTTCATAGGTCAGTAGTTTATGTAGTAGCCGTATACCGCATCCCCAACGAGCAATTTCAGTTCGGGGTATCTCAACGCCATCACTTCGGGGGTCAGGTCGGGTTGCCAATGCGTTTCGTACACATTCCCTTCCCATTCGCCCTGCCTGTACATATAAGGCACGGCAATCATGATCCTCTTGCCATTCATTCGGGTAAGCAGGTCCCTCGCCTCGTTAAAGGTTAAATGCTCAAAGACATCGCCCATAATCAGGTAGGTGTATGCCGAAAAATCGAACTCACGAATATCCCCAATATGCAGGGTTTGGTAAAGGTCCTGCAAACCGAATCGACTGACATACGGCTCGTGAATCTCAATGCCATCCATTTTGATGTCGGGAAGCAGTAGGGCGTAAGTTCCGCAACCGCAACCAACGTCAAGAACCCGGTCGGATTCGGTTAGAACCGAGCGGATATGGTTGCCAACAAAGTCCTTGTAGAACGGGTGTGAGTATGGCATATTATCCTATTTGAAGTCCATCGGCTATTTTTTTAGCCGTGCTGGAGTGGTTTGCTTTGTCAAGGTACTGCCGAAACTCCCAGTCCGACTCCATCTCTAAGGGGGTAATGTAGTAGGGCAGATGCCTGACCTCGTAGGGGGTCATCGTCCTCGCACCGCTAATGCAGACCTGATAGGTGTCGGCATGGTAGAAGGCGAAGGTCGTATCAACTGGAGCCAAGCGAAGGTTGCCATAGGTCGGTTGCTTGTGGTAGCGATGTTCACCGGGTTGGAAGAATAGGGCGTTTTCGGGAACATCGTCAACACAAATGCCAAGGCCAATCTTGTCCTTGACGTTGAACTCCACCCCGTTAAATTCCTTGCCTTCTTCGTCCCGGTAGAAGTAGGGGTAGGAAGGCGAATCGTACCAAAGTTCACGCATCCGTACGATGGTGTCGTCAGGGCATCCCGAAAGGTCGAGGTCGGGGTCGGTTACGATGTAGTCTGGATA